TGTGAATTGTGAGGATGCTGTTGTAAATGCTGATGATGTAGAGGTAAATGCAAGACTCACTACTATAAACAGTGAGGTAGAGATTAATGGAGAAACCACAGTTAATGGTTTACTCACCTACACAGCAGGTTTAGAGGGAAGTGGTGGAAATGGGGCTATCATCACAGGTGGTGCAAACTTTATCGGAGGGAGCATCACTCACAATGGCACAAACATAGGTGATAGCCATCGTCATAGTGGAGTGGCAGGCGGGGGAGATACATCAGGTACTCCCGTGTAATAACACATACATTGGGGGGGTAGATGGATTTACTTTTAGACAGAAACAATCACGATTTGGTGTTTGTGAATGGAGAGTGCCCTACCACTGGGGACATGGTGGATGTTGTCACTCAGAGGCTATACATAAGGCTAAGGACTTTCTTAGGGGAGTGGTATCTCAACTATAAGTATGGAGTCCCTTGGCTTGAGAAGGTGCTAGGACATAAGACAAAGAAGTCTTCTGTGGATATGGTGATACAAGAACAAATATTGGGGGTAAGGGGAGTGGCTAGGATAGTTTATTTTGAATCCCAATATAACCCAATATCAAGAGCCTACACTTGCAAATTTAGAGTGCAAGTAGAGGGAGGGGGAACAACAGATACTATAGAGATAGTGGGGGAATAACATGGCAGGACTAACTAAAGAAGGTCTGATAATAAAGAAACAGAGTGAAGTGGTGGAGGATCTGAAAGATGGGGCTGTCCCTATTTTCCAAGACTTAGTACCCCCAAACGATATAGTAGACACTTCTGATGACAGTACATTGGGTAGGTTGATAGGTTTATATAGCTACCCGTTAGCAGACTTATGGCAAGCAGTACAAGAGGTGTATTGGGCTTTTGACCCAAACAGCGCATCTGGTATTGCTTTAGATAATTTAGTGGCTTACGGAGGCTTAAGTAGGATTCCTGCCACTAGATCCCAAGTCACCGTGGTGGTGTGGGGGGATGTGGGGACTACTATATTCCCCTCCATCAACTCTGTGAGGAGCAGGGATGGTAATTTATATGATGTACTAGACAGAGTAGATCTTTTTAGTGAAAGAAACATAGGGGCTAGATTTTCTATAGAAGAAGTAGAACCATCTACCACCTATTCTATATCAGTGTCCACAAGCAACACCACATATACAGCTTCCTACACCACCAATAATGATGACAGCGAGGAAGATGTTGCAGCAGAGTTATCCCAGCAACTAAACAACATGACTTCCATAAGATCCTATCCAGATGGGGCAGAAGCGGTGTTGGAAACAGAGAATATCTTTGAGTATATCTCTGTATCTTCTGTGAATACTACGCTTACTAAAGTAAAGGGTAGAACTGAGGTGGTGGCTCAAGAAACTGGCCCGATTTCCCAGAAGGTGGGCGAGGTTGTCAATATTGCTACCCCCTTGTTAGGTTGGGACAGTGTATATAACCCCTTCCCAGCAGTAGAGGGCAGAGACACTGAGACTGACGAAGAGCTGAGAGTAAGGTTTAGGGAGAGTAAATATATACGGGCTCAAAACATTTCCGACTCTCTGTATTCAGTGCTTATGGACTTAGACGGAACTAAGTTTGTGGCTGTGTATGAAAATACTGGGGACACTTATTTGCCAGAGTATGATTTACCACCTCACAGCTTTAGAGTACTTGTGGAAGGAGGATCGGCAGAGGACATAGCCCAACTTATCTGGACTAACAAACCCCTAGGAATTGCTCCTGAAGGCTCTGAGCATGTAGAAATAAGGGATAGTCAAGGGTATAGGCAAGATATATTCTTTGATAGACCTCAAATTAAGAGCGTGTATATTGAGATAAACCTCACCACAGATTCTGACTTTGTTGGAGATGGTGCTGATAAAATCAGAGCACACCTTATAGACTGGTTTAATAACAACCTTTCTATTGGTGACGATGTGGTGTACAGCAGACTTTATACCCCTATAAATATGGTGGGCGGGCATCAGGTAGATAGCTTGTTCATAGGCACTTCCCCCAACCCTACGGGGACTAGCAACATCTCTGTTGCCTATAACGAAGTGGCCACTATAGATAGTTCAGACATCACCATAAACATTTAGGGGGAAAAATGAAGATACCTTTTAAAGAAACCCCTCACTACGAAGAAATGGTGGAGAGAATAACCTTTGCCTTTGAAGATTCCGTAGTTAAGAAGAAGCTCTTAGAGCTCCTGTCTTTAGGATCAGAAGAGGTGCAAGGAGCACTAAAGCAGCTCATCCAAGAAAGGAGTATAGACACTGCTGAAGGGAAACAATTAGACATTATTGGCGACATTGTGGGTCAGCAAAGGGAATTGGTTAATGTAGACACCCTGCCTTTCTTCGGTTACATAGGAGCCCCCCTCGCTAAGGGGTATGGAGATGAGGATGACCCCTCAGTAGGGGGATATTACTGGGATGGAGTGTCCCCTAGAGCAGGAAATGTGGTTCTCTCGGACAGCCAATATAGGGTTTTTATCAAGGCTAAGATTCTCAAAAACAGGACGAGAGCCACGCCAGAAGATGTGATTAGTTTTATCAAATTTGTTTTTGATGTGGAAACTGTGAACATAGCATCTGAGGGTGGTGGACACGCTCTAGTGATTGTAATAGGTGAGTTAGACCAATTCGAGAAATCTCTCTTAAACTATTATGTGGAAGAAGAGGGGTATAGGTCTTACTTTGTCCCTAAGACCTTAGGGGTTAAGTACCAGTTTGGGGGCACTAATAAGGAAAACTATTTTGCTTTTCTAGGGGCTCCTAATGCTAAGGGGTATGGAACTGTCGCTTCCTCCCACTATGACGGAGAGTACAACCACGATGGCACTACAGACTACGACATTTTAGATAAACCTGAGAGGGGTGGGTATTACGTGGGATTATACACAGAGGGAAGATATGGCTAATAATTTCAATAGCTTTAACGAGTACCCTAAATGGGAAGAGAAGGTCTACAAAATAAGAGTGAAAGACCCTGTGTTAGGGGGACACATCTCTTGGAGTGGGGGCAACGTAACCCACGGATTTGCTAATGTGGCTTCTAGTCAGCTAGCAAATAGGACGCTCTACTTGAAGGGCAAAGTGGAGGATATAGAAGCTCTAGAGTCCCAGCTTAGGGACAGGGTGGAAGTGGTGGAGGCCTCTAATGAAAACTTAGAGGGCAGGGTGGAGGATTTAGAGGTTCAATACGAGGGCTTCACCCAATCTATTGTCACCTACCTCACCAAGGAGGATATGGAAGAGGACACCTCTCAGGATGAAATGACCTTCGGCAGAGTTGTGGATGACACAGATGAGAACAACGGAAGCTACATATGGGATGGGAACGAGTGGTTAAAAACCTCTTTACAACCAGTGACCCCGAGAGAGTTTAAAGACCTTAAAGAGTCTTTAGAGATCAAATTTGAAAACTTAAAGGAAGACACCCTAAGGAGTTTAGAGAGGCATATCACAGACGCTGATATGGGGCTTTCCTTCTTTGGGTGTAACTTATAAATAGAGGTAAATATGTCTACTGCTAAAACCACCTTGATGCAAAGGATTATGACTGTCTCCCAAACAGAGACAGACCTTCAAAAGCTAGCTTACGCAGCAAAGGGCTTAGAGTCCCTAGTTGGGGACAGTGATGCAGAGTATGCAGGGTATTATGGAGTGTCTTGGAATGAGGACACAGACGAGTATGAAAGGACGGGAAGTGCTACAGCCGCCATGACCCTCCCTATTCAGTCTAGAATGAGGCGCTGCCTCCTAGATGATGAGGGCAATGTAGTGGGCTATTTGCATCCCCTTAACTCCAACTACTTTGACAACGGAGCCCCTGCCACCTTAGATGGTAGTGCTGGGCAGGTGATGGTGGAGATCCCTAAGTTTTATTGGAGAACAAGCTATGTGGCTCCAATACACACGTGGGAAATAAGTGAGCACCCTAGGTCTGGTTTTCACGTCTACCCAGACTTTATTAAAGATGGCAAAGAGGTGGAATATAGGTATGTAAGTGCTTACGAAGCCTATAGAAACTCTTCTGGTGTGTTGTCCTCAGTATCTGGAGTGTACCCAACCACAAACAGGCGTAGAGACCAGTTTAGGACTGATGCTGAAAGCAGGGGACAAGGCTGGGGGCAGCTCACTTGGAGTCAGTGGTCTTGTATCAACCTGCTTATGCTCATAGAGTATGGGGATTTTGACTTCAAGAGGGACGACAGACTCACTAATGGGCGCACAAATTTGTCTGGAGGGAGTAATGTTGCGGGGGAGCATATAGCTAGAACTGGTTTATCCAATGAGCTAGGAAATCTCTCTGGAGGTGTGAGTGTGGGGGGCGAAGAAGGTTGGAGCACAGACTTTTCAACCTACAGAGGTATAGAAAACCATTTTGGCCATATTTGGAAGATCCTAGATGGTCTCACTGTTGATGCCACCGCAGACGACTTAGAGACTCCAATATCTCTTTGGTGGACAAACAACTCAGCATACTTTAGGGACGACAGCAGCGACGGGATGCAGAAGTTGGCTGACATGCCCAACATAGGTAAGAACTCTGGGTATGTTGACAAGCTCCTCCCCAACACTATTGGGTTTTTCATCCCAGCTAGTGCAAACGGCAGCTCTTCCACCTACACTAGGGCTTATCTAAATCAGTCTCCAGATAATGGAAACGGTTGGCGGCTTCCTAGTGTGGGGGGCCATTCGAGTAATGGGGCGAATGCTTCTCCTTGTGCTCTTGCTGTGTATGCTGCGCATTCGAATGCGTCTTCGTCTCGTGGGGGGCGTTTGGGTTTCTAAGGCCTTTTAGGCCTTCTTTAGGCAGCTTGCCTGCCTCTATAATTAAGAGGGCTCTCTCCCTTGCTGAGCCCTCTCGCCGAAGCTTGCCTTCGGCTGCAAAATTTACAGAGGGGTGTAGATAACGTCCCTCTACTACATAACATATTCTTTAAGAATATACATACATAGGGCAAAACATTTAGCCTTCCTAGCAAAGAGCTTAGGCAAGGAGTTTATTCCCTCCACCTTCCGCATAGGGGCGTAGCGGCTTCCTAATGTGGAGGGCCATTCGAATAATGGAGCG